GCTTTTGACAGCGCTCAAGAGACTTACACTGCACGTTACACTCATGACACAATTGCATTAGCATTTGCAATCACTGAAGAAGCTATCGAAGACAATCTTTACGATAGAATTTCTTCTAGATACACAAAAGCTCTTGCAAGATCAATGTCTAATGCTAAACAAGTTAAAGCTGTAACACCTCTAATCGATGGTCTTCCGTCAACGGATAGCTTCGATTCAGGTGATGGCGTTTCATTGTTCAACACTGCACACACAACTGTAAGTGGAACAAACGTCAAAAACACTTTAACTACGCAAGCAGACTTGAACGAAACATCATTGGAGCAATCTTTAATAGATATCGCTGCAATGACTGACGAGCGTGGATTGAGAATAGCAGCAAGAGGAGTGAAAATGATCGTTCCTTCTGCTAACCAGTTTACAGCTGAGAGATTGATGAAATCTCAAGGTAGAACTGGAACAGCTGATAATGATATCAATGCGATTGGATCAATGGGAATGATTCCTCAAGGATACAGAGTGAATAATTACCTAACTGATTCTGATGCATTCTACATTATTACAGATGTGCCTAATGGAATGAAAATGTTCCAAAGAGCACCTCTGAAGACTGCTATGGAAGGTGACTTCGATACTGGAAACGTTAGATACAAAGCTAGAGAAAGATACTCATTTGGAGTATCTGACTATAGAGGTATCTTCGGCGTTGAAGGTGCGTAAGCATAACTAAATTTTGTGGCGGGACATAGTTCCGCCACATTTTCTAAAGAAGGTAAGAAGATGAAAAAATTCCTAGTAAATATTTGGGCTTATGATTATCATGCAAAATTTGAAGTTTTGTGTGAGGATGACCCTATTTCTCTTGAAAAATCTATCCTTGACAAGTTGGGAGAAAAGAGTATAAAATGGGAATCAGCGGGAATGTTTTCGAACAAACTCCAAAGAATAACCTATGAGGAGGTTATAAATGATGCAGACACATCTACAAGATCTATACAAACAGAAAAAGTCACTGGATCTACAATGGGAGCAGGAGCATCTTAATGAGGGTAGATATACTCTCAATATGGTTAGAATTGACCACAAAGTCAAAGAAGTTATTAACCATATTAAAATGGCTGAGGCTAAAAAAGCCCACCTTGATAACAAGGTTGATGATGCGGCCCCCCAAGTTTCTGTAGCTACTTAGTAAAAAGCTACATCGTTGGAAAAATCCAATCCACATTACAGGCCCTCTTGCACTCTACTAAAAAATAACATATAATTTAATTACTATACAAAAAATAAAAAATTAAATGTAGACGCGTATAGTCGACATGCCCCTAGGGACTACATTTAAAATATTCTAGGAGGAATATTATGGCAAACACAACATTTAGCGGACCAGTACGTTCGGAGAACAACGTACAGCTAATTAGTAAAACAGCATCTACAGGTGTAGTTCATGACAGAACTCAATGTTTTGGATTACATGATGCAAGAAGATATTATCTTTATGAGCCTTTCTATCAAAGACCAGGCCTTAATGCGATAAATATCATCGACCCTGACGCGGATGATGCATCAGCGTTAGCAGTAACACAAGCAGCGAACAAAAACTTTGAAACATTAGGTACTAACATGACGACTGCTTTAACTACTTTTCCAGGAACTCAAGCAGGAATCTTAATGACAACTGCTGGTGCAGACCAGGATCAGGCAATTCTTTTACCACATTTAGATACTAACCAATCAGCTTGGTCTAAAGTTCTATGGGGTACTGAGAATCAGGTTGAATGGGAATGTTCAATTTCTTTACCTGCACTTGATAACCAAAAAGTTTGGGCTGGTTTAAAGTTAACTAATGATCAATTAGTTGCAACTGATGACGACCAAATCTTTTTCAAGTTTCAGTCGGATGCTACTAACTCTGAAACATTTACTACTTTTGCTAACTGGCATTTAGTGCATAGTATTGGTGGTACTGATTATATTAGTAGATTACCAATTGCAGTGGCAGCAGATACACAATATCATTTAAAAATTAAAATAGACAGCGATAGAAAAGCTACTATTTTTGTAAATGGTATACAGTACAATGTTACTACTACATCAGGAAGTACAGGCGGTACTGCAGTAACAGCAGTTCAACCTGGAACAGCAGCAACTAAAACTGATGCTTTAACTAATGATGTGGATTTAATTCCATACATTGGTATTGAAGCAGGTGCAGCAGCAGCTGAAGCAATAAACGTACACTACCAATCAATGAGTAGACACGTTTTTGAATAATAAATAATCTTATGATGGGGCTTCGGCCCCATCTAGTAATCTTAATTAAGGAGGGATTATGGCAGACACAGTAACAGGACCAACTATTTTGCAAGAAAACGATGCAAGAGTTGTTATTAAAATAGTAAATCAATCAGACGGAACAGGCGGAACAACAGTATTCGGTGATGTTTCAGCTATGGCAAAAAACAGTGAAGGCAAATCAGCTAATCACCTTGTATTACAAAGACTTTGGTTTTCTTGTGATTCAGGAGATGGTGGAGATTCATACGCACGTTTAGACGAAGAAGACGACGATGGTGATATTCCTATTATTGGTTTAACAGGATCAGGCTATTGGGATTTTAGAGAATTTGGTGGAATTAAAACTGACAAATCAAGTAATACCAATGAGAGTGATGTAAACTTTGTAGTTCCAGGCGCAGCTGATTCTGGAAACATGTATACGGTTGTAGCAGAATTTAGAAAACTGTATTCGTAGGGAGGTAGCAGATGGCTAATACTACTTCTGGAACAGTAACGTTCGACAAAACATTTGCTGTTGATGAAATTATACAAGAAGCTTATGAGCGAATTGGTATTTCAGCAGTAAGTGGTTATCAATTAAAAACAGCAAGAAGATCTCTTAACATTCTTTTTCAAGAATGGGGTAATAGAGGTATTCATTATTGGGAAGTGGCAGATGCTAATATTGATTTAATTGAAGGACAAGCTGAATATACTTTTTATAGAGCAAGTGGAGATGGTACAAGTTCTGTAACAAATCCATCTAATATTTATGGTGTAGCAGATGTACTAGAAGCAACATTAAGAAGTAATAGAACACAAACAACTCAATCTGATTCTGCATTAACTAAAATAGCTAGATCTGCATATTCTGCTTTATCTGCAAAACTATCTAAAGGAACACCTTCACAATATTTTGTACAAAGATTTGTAGACAAAACTACAATTACAGTTTATCCAACAGCTGACTCATCAAACGCATCTAAAGATATACATTTTTATTATGTAAAAAGATTACAAGATGCAGATGCAACTTACACGGATGCAACTAACGTGCCATATAGATTCGTACCTTGTATGGTTTCAGGACTTGCTTTTTATTTAAGTCAAAAGCTAAATCCACAATTAACACAAACAATGAAGTTATTATACGAAGATGAATTAGCAAGAGCTTTAGCTGAAGATGGTTCTGCTGCTAGTACATACATAACTCCTAAAAACTATTATCCAAACATATGACATTAATAACTAAAGGAATGGGAGTAATAGCAAAACATCTTTTAAAGAAATCTAAAAAATTTCCAGGACCAAAAGCAGACATGTTATTAAATAGAAAAGTAAGACAAAGACTTAGACCAAAAGGTGATCCTCATCCTGTAAGTGGTTTTAAAAAACAAACTAAAGTAAGAGGAATTAAAGGAAAAATTGGTGCAGGTGATATTGACGTTCATGCAAGAATAGGACGTACGCAAAGATATAGAAATCTAAAAGCACTTGAATTAAAAGAAGCACGTAAAGGTAAAAAATAATGGCAATAGCAAGAGGAAAATACGCAAAAGCAATATCTGACAGATCAGGAATGGAATTTCCGTATAGTGAGATGGTTAAAGAATGGAACGGTATGTTAGTTCATAAATCAGAGTTTGAACCTAAACATCCACAAATACAACCAAAGCCACATGGCGGTGATGCACAAGCATTGTTAAATGCAAGACCTGCTAGAGAGGAAAATGATGTTGCACAATTATTACCAGAAAATCCTTTTACAACTTATGCAGCAAGCTCTGGTGTAATAAACGTTCATGCGCCAGGACACGGATTAACAAATGGAACAACATACAGATTTAGAGGTGCACCTAAACTTGCAGGAACTTATGCAAACCCAGCATCTTTTGATGGTATAGCAGGGTCAAACATTGCAAAAGCTGCAGGTTATGCTATTACTACAGGTAAGTTTGTTGATGGTTCAAGAGTCACGACAAATACATCAGATAATTTCTACTTTACTGTTGACACAAGTACAGCAACAGCAGGTGGAGTGAAAGGAGGAGGGTTTCCAGTCTCAGTTGGACCAGTAACCCTTAGTGCATAATGGCAGGATTTACATATTCAACACTTACAACAGCAATTGGTAATTATACAGAAGTTGGTACTTCTGTATTATCTAGCACTGTTACAGATCAATTTATAGATAATTCAGAATTAAGAATTCAAAGAGATGTTCCAATTGACGCTGATAGAAAAGA